AGATTTTGCCCGTTGCGGTTTGCGAAGAAATCGGGGTTTTGCGTGCCGAGAAACGGATCATTCGAGAAATTGGTTGGATTCAGGAGGTCGATTGCCGCGCGCCATCCATCGTGTTCATCGATGCGAGTTCCGCCGCGCTCCTGGTCCGGCGAAGCCTGTGAAATTGGATCGGGAATCGCCGCGCATGTCACAAACCGCTCGCCATTCTCGCAGCCGCGAAGGATCAGCCTCGGGAACAGGATGCGGGTGAGCGGATTGGTGCTCTTTTTCGCTACCGTGTGGATGTAGATGATTCTTTTCGGAGCGCGCATTGTGTGGCCGGAAAAGAATACGTTAAAGTTCTCAGGATTCGCGCCGCGCATTGCGCCCTGCGTCCGTTTGTCGCCGAAAGGTACTGTGCTGATTGATGCCATGTCTCTAACTCTCCAGTCTCATTCCCAATCCACATTGGGAAGCTAATGCCATTGCCTGCTTCATGCCGCGTTCGATCACTTCGGCACGTTTCTGCACCAACTGAGAAGAACGCATGGTGCGGCTCATTCTGGTGCCGTCCCGAGCGTCCCTGACCCGTTTTGTGTGTTCATCCTTGCGGTATTGCTCCTGCTGTTTCAGCGCAGCGACTTTCGCATGATTCGACAATCTCCGCCACGCCATCAGCATCGGAAGCATCACGTCCAACATGAACCCGCAAGGCTCCATCTTGTAAGTCCGGGTTTTCAACTGCTGCGTGACTACCGTGCGGATAATAGGTCCATCCCAGACTTGTTTCGCTTGGGGCTGCTGCACAATCTCGCGGTGAAGAAACTTTTGCAGGACGCGATAGGCTCCGTACTTTGGATAGCCCCCAACCTGCATCAGTCCAGTTTCCTCATCGCGGAAATCACGCTGCCAGCTTTCGTAAGACCCTCCAGAGACTTCCGCTGGTTCCCAGACCATCAGTGCCCAGCAAGGCTCGCCGGGGACCAATGGAGCATATTTGTAGCCCTCGAATCCGTCTTTCCAGCGACCGCCGATAACCATACGCTCGCTCTCAGACCAGACGAGTTTGAAGATCGGCTCATCGTACTGGTTCACGCCGCCAATGCGGGTAAGAGCGGTCTGAAACCACTCGGGACAGGTTCTCAATTTGCCGCTCCTACCGTCTCAGCCTCGACCAGCTTGCGAGCCTGAATCGCATCGACGATCCTGTTGCGGTTTTCAACGTCGATGCCTTTCAAATCGGCCACGCGAATCTGCCAGTATTTCGGGAGGTCCGAACGGTTCTTGTGGGCCGGGTTCAGGAATACCGGATCAGTCATCGCGTACTCGTCAAAGAACACGATGTCATCGACGGCAATCGGCATTGGCAAGGTCACGTTTCCCAAGGGAACGCAATCACCCACTGCTACCACGACGCCACGATCAGACTTCTCCTTGAAGCTGGAAGCGCCAATCTCACCGCCGCCGAGGGGAACATAACCAACTTCCCCCTCTTTCGGCTGCTCGTAATACTCGGCAATCGGTATCTCGCGCACAATGATGCGGTCGAGAACCGGCTTACGCGGAAATGTCTCCATGTCTCTGTCTCCATACATCCGGGCGGATTACCCGCCGCCCACGGGGTTAGAGGCTACGAGTCGGCTGGCACCGGCAAGCCCTGGAAGAAGAACTGCTGGCGCATCTCAGGGCAGAGCAAGTTGAACGCCCTTTCATACGCGAACATGGTTGAATCGTAATAAGTCGTTCCGATTGCGTTTGATGCGCCGCTCCCGTCGTTTGTCGGGACGGCTGCAATCGGGTTTCCGGGGGTCCACTCATGCAGGCGCGTCGGGAACAACTCGCCAAAATAGAAGGCGTCCGGCACGATCCTGTCCATGCGGCTTGGTTCTGCGGTCGAGGACCACACAACCTCATCACCGGCCCAGGTGTCCTGCATCTGCTTCTTGGCCACGTCAGGCACGCGCTCGTTGCCACCCTCGTCCAGGCGGGTGTAGCCGGGGACGTAGTAGTTCCCCGCAAGCGCCACGCCCTGCTGTGGGTTGGCATACCAGAAGCACTTCTCGTTCTTGTCGTAGTCGTCGCCCATCGCCCTCATGCGAATGCTTTGCACGCGCTGCGCGGTCGAATTGACGATGGTTCCGGTGCCCCCGAAGTTGATGGTTGGCGAAGAGAACCGGCTGGGGTAAGTGGCGATGTTGACGCCGCCAAATGTCCCGATGTTGCCGTTCTGAATCCAGTAATCCTTGCCGTAGACGCTGGAACCAGCAGACCCGGTTGCGCCGTTGACGACGATGATGTCACCTACTGCGGTCCCGGAAGGAAGAGAGGTTGAGAAGAACAGCGTCTGGGTGACCGGATCGACGTAGGAGATGGTGGCCGTCGCCCCAGCGCCGCCTCTGAGCGTCCCACCGACCGCAGATAGGAACTGAACCTGTTGCTGATCGACAAACGAAGCTGCGGTGTTGATTCCGGCGATGATCGAGGTTTGCGCTCCTGAACCGCCAGTGGTGATGGTTGCTGAAAGCGGAATCTGGTCGATGGTGCCGGAGCCGTCGCGGTTCAGAACCGCTTCCACGCCGTTATCAAAGGCCAGAAGGCTCTTGTCCATCTCTTCGCGGCTGAACTTGACCAGCCCGCGTTCCTTGCCGTCCGTGGCATATTGGGCAAGGTTTGAGATTTCGCAGACATTGACGAAGCGGATCGGGCTGGCACACATCGAAACGAACTGTGAGCCGGTGCCGCGTCCCCAGGCTGGAACATACGGAGCCGAGGAGGTATCGCCGCCGATGGGTGCCGAGGTACCGAGGCCGAACTGCTGGATACCAGCGCCGCCCTGCACGCGGGTGCCTGCCCAGAACGGGGCGCGCGAGGTGCCGCCACGGTTGGTGTTGAAGCTACATTGGATTTTCTTGCCGCCTTTTTCAAGGCGCGTCTGGAGCTTGTCGAAGTGCGCCTGGAGGTCTGGAATCTCCTCCACAAACGACTCAAGCTCAATCGCTTCTACTGCTAGTTCTGTGGCTAAAGCCATTGGAATCCCTCTGAAATGAAGTCAGGCGGTGGAACGCACCCCTGCTGCGTGTCTCATTCAGTGGATTCGCAGTAGCTCTTACGCTTTAATTTGTATCCCGGCTTTCCCGGCGCGAATCTTGCTACCAAAAATAATACACCATCTTGTCAAGCCTGCAACTGAACCACCTTCCCGTTCCTCAACGGGAAAATCTTCTTGTGAATCTGGTCAAGCGTCCGGTTTCGATGGTCGATGTCCGAATCCTTGGGCCTGACCGTTACCATCTGGATACCCTTTGCTGGAGCCGGAGAACTCCCGTTCGTCGGCGCTGCACCTCGCGGCTTCGCGTTCAAAAACGGCTTATACCGCTCATTGACCAAGGACTCCATGACCGTCTTTGCGTGCTTGTCGAAGTTGACTTTGGCGAAGTTGAGCACGGTCCCCGGATCGGGGTTACGCATGGCCCTGTAACGCTTGATCTGGCCCATGTAGTTCGCGTCCTTGGCCGCTGCCGAGGCTACGCGCTTGGAGAACTCCATCTTGAGTGCATTGGCCGTGGGCGCGTCCAGATTAAGCCGTTTCGCGTAGGGCGCAAATAGCTTCTGGAACTCAGCCGAGGCGTGCTGATCGAGCTTGGGCGAGATATTAGTGTTCCAGTGCGCTTCCTGCTCACGCTCGTTAAATTTCGCTTCGCGTTCCGAGAGTGAGTCTTTAGGCGGTTGTCCGTTTGTTCCACGTGGAACATTTTTACCAGTTGGAAGTTCCGCCGCCTTGCGAGCCTGGGCGTTAAGCCACGCGCCCATATTGGCCGCGAGTGAAACGACCTTTCTTTGCTGGTCCGCCTGCCAAGCCTGTTTCTGCTGTTCTGTCAGCCACGCTGGGGGCTTTTCCTCAAGAACGTCCACCATTGCGTTGTAGCTCGACACAAGATCGGAGCTTTTCAGAGCCTCTACGAAGTGAGGCAGGACCGCAGAGGCGTAGCCCTCCGGGTCCATTGTCTTTGCCATGTCGAGGATCGCCGGGGTCATCTTGACGATCCCGGCCTTCATCTCATCATCGAAAGAGTTGAGGGCTTCCGCGTCCCCAGCCACGATCCGCGCGTCAATCTCTCCGATTTCGCGTACCGAGTCCTGTAGGGCTGCAATGGCCTCTGCGCCCTTCAGTTCTCCCCGTTCCGGGTCGTTGTGGATGACGGAATCGAGCAATGCGTACCGCTCCCTGACACCCTCAATGCCCTTGGGGTCAAGCTGGTGCAGGGCGAACATGGAACCGTGGTTGTTTTTGGCGAGTCTGGCAAACTTTTCTGCGTTCGGATCGCCGGATTCCCGTAATCCTTTGAGCCATTGCGAGTATTCGCGGCTGGCTTTCGAGGAATAAGGGTCTTCTTCGGTGCGATCTGCCGAAGAAGCGCCCGATTCAGCCGATTGATCCTGTCCACTATCCCCTGCGGTACCGCCAGCATCTAGTGTCTCCTCAACGTCCAGTACTGCTTCGTCTGGCATGTCTCAATTCTCCTTTTTTACAACCGCCGCTACGTCAACGGCTTACCAACAATCGAAACCTTTTGCTTTACTGGAACGCCCTGTGCGTCCACGCCCTCTTTTTCCTGCGTAATTTCGTGTGTCTGATCCTCGGGTTGAAGCGCATAGGGAGGAACTTGCAACCCCATCGCCTCAAAGAACGCTGCCTGCGCCTGCGGTGGATACTTCGACGGATCGACCGTCACAGACCCCTTGAACTCCATCTCCTTTGGCGGCTGCAACTGTTTCAGCATCTGCATGTGCTCTTCCCAGTGCAGCATGAGGTTCTGGTAGATCGCTTTCTGCTCATCGTCACCGTATTTCAGCTTTCTGCCAGTTGGTGAATTCAACATTCCGAGCGTGATCGCCGCGTGGATCATGTGATTGTCGCTGGTATTTTGAGCCACGGGCACGGTCGATACCTCGGGCGGCATTTGCTGAATCTGCTGCTGTAACTGAGTCCCTTGCTGTTGGAGCGCCTGCATCGCCTGCTGGCCCTCTGGCGTCTGCGCTTCGGGATGAGTCTGACCCTCGGAAACCTGCGCCATGATTGCCTTTAGCTGGTCAACCAACGGTTGCAATTGCGGATTCGGGATCGGTCCGGACCTCATCAGAATCTCGAACTCGCCCTGCTGATCCTCTACCGCGTCCTTGATCGGGCTTTCGAGCTTGGAAAGTGTTGGCATTTGCATGAACGTAGAGACGTTGCGCGGGTCCATCATGATCTGCTGGTACAAAGCTACGTTTCCGCTCTGTTCGAGTAGTCCCGCCATCTGCTCTTCCTGCTCAGCCATGGTTTGAGGGATTTCAAGCGATTCCGGCTGTACCAGAACATTGCCTTGCAGCTTCGATAGCTCGATTTTGAGCTTCTTCTGTCCCGGAAGCGATGCTGAAAAATCCGCAATCCTATTCTCCGCCGCCGATTCAACGGCCTGTTGTGAAATGGTGCAAACACCCTCACAGAGTGCGCCCCAGGGCATCGAAAAGACCTGTAGAGCCTGATCCCGTTTCAGCCGCGTCGTCTTGAAGACGCCCTGATCCTCCGAACCATCCGCCTCACCAAAGGCCGCTGGAGAGCCGCCATCCATCGCCTCGGGCCCACCGGAGATAAGCCACTGGACGAACTCAAATATCGCATTGTTGGGCACCGGTACATTTTCCACGCCGGTAAGATCGGGGATTTTGAGCGGGCTTCCTTCGTCGATGTAAACGGGAGTGACTTTTGCGGGATCGTTAGATTGCGAATTAAGGAGTTGCGTATCGATAAAGGGTTCAC